CCGTTCCTAAAGCAGTTAACCCTGTACCGCCAGAAGTGATCGGTATGGCCGTACCTGAATAGGTAAGCGAGATATTTCCTGAACTCGTTACCGCAGAACCCGCTGTTAAGAATGCAGGGGGAGAGATACCAACAGAAGTGACTGTACCGACACCAGTAACAGAGCCCCACTTAACGCCTGTGGTTTGTGTTGAGTCAGCTATAAGAACCTGACCGTCTGCACCTACCGGAACACGAACATTGTCTGTTCCTGTGTGAGCAATGACATCGCCCTTTGTTGTTGACGGGGCTAATGCGTCAAACGCTGATGTCTTGTCAGACTGACCTGTACCACCCGCTGAAATAGGAATAGAACCCGTCAACTTAGACGCGGCTAGAGAAGTTATCCAAGAAGGATTTGCATAAGATCCTGTCGTAACGACACCGTTGGTAACCGTCCCTGCATTACCAAGGATGTCGATATTCCAAGTGCCTGTCGCACCTGATCCCGATGTCGTGACAAAAGCACCGGAAGATCCTACCGCTACACCTAACGCAGTTGCTACGTTCGTCCCTAAGCCTGTAACACCTGACAGGGGCATTCCTGAAGCATTGGTGAGGGTAATGCTCGATGGTGTTCCCATCGCGCCGTTAAACGTTGTAAAGGATCCAGAAGAGCCTACGTTGTTAGCTAAAGCTGTAGCTACACCCGTACCCAATCCGGTTATGCCGGAAGTCGGGAGGCCCGTGGCGTTAGTTAGATTGACAGCAGAAGGAGTGCCAAGGTCTGGCGTTGTTAGCGTCGGGGAAGACGCTCTTACAACATTACCTGTGCCGGTAGAGGCTTGGAACGATAGATTGCCTGACCCATCCGTTTGCACAATCGAACTAGCAGCGCCATCAGCAGACGGAAGTACAAACGTAACATTAGAGGCCAGGGAAGATGCAGCGCGTAACTCTGTGTAGCTTGTTCCGTTGTCGCTGTCCTCGCCTAGTCGAATGCGACCGGCATTAGCCGCTACACCAGAGACCGTTAAAACATCGTTCGTTGTGAAGGTATCGCCATCAAGTCCAGCTTGTTGATTCTTAAGCTGACTCATCAACTCCCGTATAGCATTGTTGATGTTGCTAGGCGCACAACCCTCGGCAATGTCGATACCGTCAATGTCGGTGTTATTGCCTGGAGTTGAGGAAAACTCAGAGATCTTTGTCTTTGCCATGTTTACTCCATCAACTCTTTCGGCTGCTGCGTCTGGTAAAGCATATTGAGCAATCCTTGATACGGGAGATTTGGTGCTGCTGATCTAGCACCTAACAAACCACGTTGCAATTGTCCCATGCCATAGGCTGCTTCTCCAACAATTCTAGGCGAAGAAGCCAAAGCAGTACCAGCAGCCAACGGTATACCTCCGGCCATAAAGCCCATGCCGCTTGTAATTGGCGCAGTAGCCCGCTGAATGCCTCTAGGTGTTAAGTCAGACATAGCCTGTCCAGCAAGCGCAGGCATCAATTGCCTGCCACCTTGTTTTTCAAGTTCTCTTGCAAGCCGCAGCCGCTCTCCGTAATTAGTGTTTACGTTGTTTCTCATCAGGCTTTGTAACTTGCGTATCGCCGTATCAGCAGAGGCTTTCTGACCTAAAGACAACGCACGTTCAATCTCACGGATAAGATCGCTTTGATCCGTGTACTGCTTCATTACTTTAGCGTAGGTTGGAGCCTGCTTGGTTATCTCGCTCTTTATTGCGTTGTAAACCTCTCCGACCGCAGTCCTTGCTGTTTTAGCCTCAAACGGAATACCCTCTAGTACATCACCAACTTTCTGTTTAAGAGCATCCAAACCTTCTGGTGTATGGTACTCAGCAGGGTCTAAAGCCTTCCATTCTTCAATGTAAGTCTGTGCTTTGCCTAATTGATTGGCAGCAGCCTCGTTCTTAACTTGACCCTTGTACATCACTTTGCCCATAGCATTGCTAACCGCGTTATCAATGCCTGTAAAGTCAAGGACTGTCTTGTCGTTTCTGATGTTGACCATGCCAGAGCGATACTCTGCTTGCTTGGCCTGTTGAATATCAGACAGGTTTTGCTTGGCAATATCGAGAACTTCAGTTGCTCCAACCTTGCCGCGCAGATTCTCTGTAAAAGACTTAGCTTGCTGCCCTCCTGCTTTGCCAGCCTCAAACGCCTGCTGGATGGCCTCCGTTCCTACGCCGGTCGTAGAACCAAGGACTGCTTTTGCACCTCTTCCAGCAGCCCCAGTACCTGCAGCAATGGTTCTTCCTGTGGCTACTAGCGGGTCTGTTGCGTAGGCCGCTTTAGCGAGCGTTGCGGACACGCCACCGGCTTTAGGGGCAACCATTGCTCCACCAGTAAGAACCGTGGATATATCCGCAAGGACTCCAGCAGGATCGGTAGCAATGGCTTTTTTCGCGCCTTCCACACTGCCGTAACGCTCGGTATAGAACTGACCTACCTTGTTAGCAAGTTCCCTAGATGCTTTATCTTCTCCAATAGCTCGAACCATGCCTTCAGGAAGGATGTTTTGCAAGATGCCTGCGCCAAGATCAATGACTGTTTTAGCTGTTTGGATTGGGCTTGTAACGGCTTCAACGACACCGCCAATAACGTTGCCTAAAGACTTAGGGAAGTTGGTAATTGCGCCTTCTACGACTTGACCGGCAGATAATGGCTTTTGCTCAGGCTTTTGGCCTAAGACGGTATCTTGATCCCACCAGTTAGCCATAATTAACCACCCTTCTTACGCACTTGACCCTGCGGGTCTATATAAACTGAACCGTTAGGCAGCCTGTCATACTCTGCTTTAGAGTTGACTTTGATAGGATTTTGTTCGTTTCCTACAGGCGTTTGCGGCGTAACGTTAGGCGTTAAAGCATCAATCGCAGACTTACTATATCCCTGCGCTCTTGCTGCGTCTGACATTTTCTTAAATGCACCTTCTGCGACTTCTGCCTGCCTACCAAGATTGGCTTTGATTTGCGTCGGAGACATCCCAGGAGTAACCATTGCAGACTCAAAAGCAGAGGCTTCTGTTCTGGTAAGCGCGGAACCAAACAGTTGATTTCTGATCTGGTTTGCAAATAGATCGTACTGTTGCCACCACTGCCCGAAATCTTTCTTGGCGGGATCGTCAGAGCGCAAGGCAAGCATAATCGCACCTCTGCCTAAAGCATCCATGCGATAGCCACCATAATCATCCTTAAAGTTATTGGATAGACTTCTAAGGTTGACTGCGTTTTCTGATTTACTAGCAAGATCGTTAAGAACAGGCCCAGGCAAAGGCTTGCCGTCTTTTGCTTGCTCTTGTTTTGCTCTAGCTTCGTCTATTCTCAAACCAACCAGTTGGTTGCTTAACGCAGTTGTTGCTGCGCGATCTTGTCTTGATTGATCTCGTTCAAAAGCTCGATTGCTCATCTCAGTTAGACGAGCCATGTTTGCGTTTGTTTTATCTTCATCCATGTTTGGAAAGCTACGTTGCAACTGAGTAGCAAACTGCATAACCGATGGATGCAAGACGCCGCCAGCAATCAATGGTGTAAATGGGTTTTCATCTGTCCCAGTTTGTTGCGTGGGAGCCATAACGGTTTGGGTTTTTCCATTGAAGTCAGTGACAACAAGGGACTCGCCTTTCTTGATGCTTGTTACAGTAGGCTTGCCAGCAACTGCGCGGAAACTACCGTCCGGCATCCGTTCATAAATGATGCCGCCAGCCTCTTTAGTTTCAGGTTGCATCGCCCCTTGAATTGTCTTTGCAGCAGTTAATGCCTTGTCGATGGGGACACCCTTAGAGACAGCAGCAGACAATAAACGCTCGACATCAAGACGAGGCATACCGTAAGTCTTTTCCTCCACTGACGGCGTAGGCATTTCCATCATCTCAAGTTCTGATAATGGCCTTTGCTGAGCAGTGACGGGCCTTACTATGCCAGCCCTTAGAACCTCTGGAAGATTTGCCTCGGCCTGCATTTGTTTCTGCATTTGTTGCAGTTGTAGACCTGTTACACGATCCTGCACTGCTTGCTGCATTGCACCACGGTAGGCTTGCTGTCCAGCCTGTAGACCTTGGGCTACAAGTTCGCCTGTAGACCTGCGGACAGGACTTCTTCCTGATCCCGCAAGCAAGGTAAGACCGAGGTTTAACAACCCTTGGTCTTGCGCCTGCTGCCTTAGTTTTTCCTGTTCATCTGCGCCTAATAAACCTCCCATATAGGAAGGCATCTGACCAAACACACCGCCAAGGAAGTTGCTAGTTGACACTGTTATCTCCCAAGCAAGCCAAGCAGGCCGCCAGCAGCAGCACCAATACCTGTGCCTAAACCAGGAACCATGCTACCTAGTTTTGCCCCAGTAAGAGCGCCACCAAGTGCGCCAGCAAGCGGGTTAGAGTAAGTTGGCTGGATGGTCTGCTGACCCATAGGTGCTCCGTAAGCGGAACTCAAGAAACTCTGTAAGTTCGAGTAAGGCTGTTGTTGTTGGTAGTTGAACTTCTGGATTGCGTCTGCAAGCGCCGCTTGTTGGTACTGCTCTGCTGTCTGACCAACTTGCGCGAGTTGTGCAATATCCGTGTAGTCCTGTGCCGCCATGCCTGGAGCAGCACCAATCGCTGCCTGTTGCCTTGCTCGCTCTTGTTCGTACAAGTTAGCACCCAAGCCAAGCGCAGACATCTGTCTTGCTCGCTCATCTCCGTAGTTCTGATAAGCAAGCTGTCCTGCCTGACTGGTTAGCGCATTTGCTAGCGCACCTTGAGCCCTTGCTTCTTGGCTCATAAGGGCTTCGTTCGTTCCGTAACGTCCAGAAGCAGAAGCCTTAGACCGCATTTGATTGATAGCGTCCTGATAAGACTGAGAAGCCTGCGCGAACCCAGGCTGTAGTGCTTGAGTCAGATAAGGATTAGGCCCAAGGAAGCTGCCGCTTAACGTGTTTTGTAGAACAGGATTGAATTGGCCTTGTAAGGTTGCCGCTTGACCCCCACCAATCTGACTTGCTAACTGTTGTTGCGCCAAAGGCACAAGCGGGCTGCCTTGCATAGCCCTTGTCTGCATAGCAGAAAGCGCAGCCTGCGTCTGTTGGGATGGGCCAACATAGGTTTGGCCTGTATATGCTTGTGGGCCTCCAGTAGCATAGAGACGTTGAGCCTCGGATAGACCATATTGGACATAAGGGGCTTGAGACGGGTCTAATTCCGTCCTCGTCACCGTGTTTGTTGAGCCACCAGACATATCAAACCTCTCTTACCCACTTACGGGGCCGAAAACCTAACGCCTTAGCTTTGCGATCCCAGCCTTTACGCCACGAATCAAAGCTGATAGTCCTTGCGCCACCTTCTCTCGCAAGAACGAGAACATGATCCATGCCTGCATCAAAATCTCCCTTGCCATAAGCGCACCAAATATGCAAATTATCGCCGATAGGCTGAAGAACAACAAACCCGCAAGGATAACTGTCCTCAAAGTACATCCAAAGAAGTGATCGTCCCGCAAAACAGTCTGCGTAAATGTCCTCCGGTATCCACTGCTCCGGACTTTTCTTGAGAATGACCTCCAGTCCTGCCCTAACGAACGGCCAAATCTTCCTAAGTTCTTCGGGTTTGATGTATCTTGCATTCATCCAACCACCACATACCCGTAGGTCTTGTCAGAGGATGAGTTTGGGAAGTGCGTAATCACAGCAGAACCGTTCGTCACACTCGAAACGTACACGCCACCGTTAGAAAACCCCCCAACAAATTGCATCGTGGCAATCACAGAAGGAGTAGCAGGCCTCGTCGGGCTCGTCTGAGTGGGGATATGCTCGATGATGACAAGCGTTGATGATGTAGCCCATACCAACTCGATGTAGTCGTTAGCGGCAAGGTCTACAAAGAGGTTAAGCGCTGCAATGACATGGCCTTTGACCGACCCATGCTTAGAATCAATTGAGAACCGTGAGTTTGAACTAGCAACATCAGACCCGTTTTTCCTAATCCAAACATCGACATCCTGGATCTGCGAGTCATCATTTGCAAATTGTATCGAGAACTGAAAGTTGTACTTGCCAGCAGCCCTGACATTTATCCGACTTGAGTTAGAAAGATAAACATTGTTCGTGAGATCGGTGTTTGAGAACGTGATTGCGTATGCTGCTGTCGTGCTTGCAGCAGATTGATCGTTGAGGTCATAAAACGAGCCGTAAGGGATCGAATCTGCGTAGGCATTAGCAGAATAGGGAACAAGAATGATCTTGCTTTCTACCCCTATTCTGGCGTCTGTAATCGTGGTTGTGGTGGCGTTTCCTGTAGCAAGCGTCACCGTTCCGGTGTTATTTGTCTTACCGTCCATGATGCCACGGACAATCTCAGCAACGGCCCTCTGGTCGCCTCCGAAAGGTGGAAGCGTACGAAAGATCATCGCATCCCCTGCGGGGTTAGCGTTACATCTAAACCTACAGCGGCAGACCAGACCCCAGTGGGTATAGCCTTCACCCGATGATAGGTTCCCGCCGAACGTAAGCCAATCCTATTGTCGGTGTTTGCCGTATAGGTGTCGCCTGTAAAGTCGGTTTGTTGGTTAAGTCTGCGCCTGGAATTGACCTGCACAGAACAAGACCCGCCTTCAATAACAGGACGGACTAAAGTCATCACCGAAGGCATGTCGTTTAAGGCTAAATCAGGCGTGACAATGTTTGCTGTCAAAGCAGAGCCAGAGAAGGCGACGATCTTTTCGCCTAAAGTACCTGTCAGCAAGTTAGATGTAACCGTGTATCCGAATGAGTCTAGGCTTGCTGGAAGCGCGTCTAAGCTGCCGTATGCGTCTAATTGTTCCAAGGTAAGCCCAGACGAAGAAGTTGTCGTAATGGCAGTCGAAGAAGCAATCGTGTCTACGTTGGCAATGGCATAAGACCACTTAGACAAGTTGAAGTTGTAGATCAGAAGCGCAGTCGTCTGATTAACAGTCTTAAAAGCCCAAATAACAAGGTTCTTAAGAGGGTCTACAGCAGCCGACATGGTTGCAAGTTGAGAAATATCAACCTGCGAAAAGAACCACCTATCGACCTTTTCTACGGAAATAGACTTAACTTCCTGCCCGTTAGTGACGTAAAACCCGTCGTCAGACAAAAAGAAACTCGACCCGCCGTACTGGATGATCGAGTTCGGCTCAAGACAGCCAAGACCCCGTGAAATCGTATCGAACTGGAAAACAAGCGGACTACCAACATAGGACATCCGCACCACCGCGCGATCCATAAAAACAATACCATACTCACCACCAGTCAAACCCTTTACATGCCCACCGTCTGGGATGTCTTGGTAGTCAGACTGTGTGGTTGCCGATGGCGTCCAGTCTGTCTCATCACCTAACGCGCACCACTCCACGCGATTAGGGTAGATCGTTGACCCGTTATTAAATCCTGCAACCACAAAGTCTCTAACCGTGGTTACATATCTAGACTTAGGCGCAGCAGCCCCAAGGTCTACAAAGGCCGTGGACGAACCCATGAGGTAACCCTGGAGCCTGTCACCACCGTTGGCCGCAATCACTCGATTACCAAACTGGGTAAAGCGCCACTTCTGATCTGATGGCGTTGTATAACCACCTGCCTTAGAAACATTCGTAAGGTTGAGGTTCGTCTCTAGCTTGAATAACTTGGTATCACCACCTGAAAAAACAGTTACCGCTTCGCTAGGGGCGGCGGCAGCAACAACGGCATTCAAGACCTCAGAGGCAGCATTCGACCACTCAGAAGGCGAAGATATAGGGCCATAACCAACTTGCTGAGGAATGACGTTCTTAGCGTCTACAAGCGCACCAGCAACCCCAGGTTGATCTGGTAGCCACTCGCCAAAGTTCACTCTCATCGCTTCGCTACCGTCATGGTTAGCGGCACACCTGAATACTGACTCTCTTCGTCAGACCTTGTTAGCGAGAAGATCGCGCGATCATAAAGCGTACCCCAGGTTTGTAGCCTAGGATCGTTCATCAGGTAAGGTTCTGCTTCGCCTAATGACGCGTAGAGAAGTGCGTCCGGACAGGTCGTAAGCCAGAGATTTGACGTGTTGCCTGTAGAAAGAAACGTAGGCGCGGCGTAGTAGAGGATCTTGATCGTGTAAGTACTGTCAGGAATTGGGGCAAGTTGAATCGTAGACCCAAGGATGGTGTAGAAAGCCGGTACACCACTTTCGTTCGTCCTACCGTTCCGAATAAAGATGTTCGGCGTTGCGAACGTAATAGGGAAGTCGGGGTCAGAGTCAACGTACACATCCCTTGCTTGCAGGAAGTCGCTAGGGATGTTAATTGTCGCAACTCCACCGGTCGCCGTAACCGATGTTTGCGTAAGCATTTGCCGCAAGCGTAGATCTCTACGGAGTCGAATCTCTGCGAGTTGGATGAAGTCAGGGATCGCGGAAGTAAGATCATCTCGCGAGAGATAGTTAGCTATCGTTGTCTGTAGATCGCTGTAAGTGCTTAGGGCCATATTCGACATCGCTCCACCGGTATTCGTGCGTCCCGATGTGTCCTATTTCGAGGCTCAATTCGTGATCCACGAAAGTCTTTATCCCGTGGTCTAAGGCTTTCACGCAAAAATGCACATCTTCGCCAATTAGACCACCCGCCCCCCATACTACATCAAACCAAGGCTGCGGCATAGCCTCAAACACAGACTTATGGGTTAGCACAACCCCAAAGCCTACAGCGGTCACCTCTTCGATACCTTTTTTACCTCGACTCTCAATCTTCTCGAAGATCTCTTTATCCTCGTGAAAGTTGATCGCTGTCGGTAGAACGGGTTTACGCCTCGTGACTGCATTCACCCCGACGATCTTTTGTCCGTGTGCTAACAGTCGTTCTAACGTGTTCTTGGGGAACCTCATATCTGAGTCCACCCAAAGAATGTACTCAGCACCATCTGCTAACGCTTCTTTGGCTAACGACTCTCTCTGACTGAAGATAAGAGTCCCTGGCGCGGTATACAAGAGGAAAGACCCTCCTGTTGTCGCGCACCTATTTGCCCCGTCATACGCTGCCAGTCGAGCCATATCGAAGGCAGTCCCCGTCATCATCGTGTCCCGACATGGAACACAAAAGGCTACTTTCATACTTTCCCTGGTCTAGTTCTGAAGTGTCTGTTCTCTGGGTCGTTCATCCACGCCCTGAACTTTTTTTCGTCTGCGATAGCAAAGCCTCGCATGATCCCTTGTTTGTTTAGATCGTCAACCACCGCAAAGGGTAATTGAGCGTATCGAGTCCACTCACCCCAACGCTCGCGCTCATCTGTTGCGTTATAGAGTGCTTTGTTCTGCTCGACAATATCCGTGATGTCTTGAGTTCGCTCAAAGACATATTGGTCGTCGGTTGCATGAAATTTAGTTTTGAGCATAAAAAAAGGGAGGTTGTTACGCCTCCCTCTTTTTTACCACAGTTTTTGTTACGCTGTCTTGAGGTCAGCCAAGATACCGTGAGCAGCCTCGTTACGCATCTCCATCGTGAACTCAGCAAGGATCTGAGTTTTCTCGGAGTCACCAGTCTTGGCAAGCTCGTTGGTCTGGAAGGGACGCAGATAACCAACTGCTGCGTATTCCGGATCAAGGATAAACGCGTCACGGCTACGAACGAAACGATCCGGAACTACAGAGATCGAACCGAAGTCGCTGAGGTACACATCAGCCGCGCCGATGATAGTCGTCGGTGCGTCAGAAGGAGCCATGTAACGCTGCGCTGCGATACCCGCGAAGGCCGAAACGGTCTGCTTGAGTGCAGGGCCAACAACGAGGATCTTGGGGCTGCCGCCAGAGGTGTAAACCTGCTGGACGCCATCCTTGAGGATTGCCTCGGTAAAGGTACGGGTTGTACCGTCTGAACGGGTCGAAACACCGATGGTGGTGGGGTTAGCACCGTCAGTCGTGTTGTAGTTCGAGTTAGTCTTGAGCCAAGACAAAAGCGAACCCAACTTGCGAGCCGTGGACGAGTTACCAGCACTGCGACCTTGGTTAGCGGCAAGAATGGTCTCTTGGTCACGCTTGAGCTCTTGCGAAGCCTTCGAGAGTTGATAAGCCTTCTCTGCGCGGCGGCCAGCAAGGTCAACGGCCATCATCGTGCCTGACACCTGGATCGTCTTAGCAACGATCTGTGTGTAGTTACCGAGACGAGTCGTCGGGCTGATGGTTGCTGCTGTTGCGTCGTCACCTTCAACCTGTGCGTTGTTGGTTGTTGCTGCTGCCAACGTGTCGGTCTGCCACTCGTGGTAGACAGCCGTTGCTTTGGTACGAGCAAGCGACGAAAGGATAGGTGTCTCGGTCGGGCTGATGTTGTAAATAACATCGGTTAGATCTTCACGCTGACCGATAGCCGTGAAGGTCTGGAATGTACCTGAAGGAACAGTCATTTCAAACTCCTAATTACAAAAATCTTTCAAAAACCCTTGCAGCGTCTTGTCGAGAGCCAGTCTTTCTAAGTCGCGCAAGATCCTGTTTTGCCGCTTCTGTTGCTATGGTCTTACCCGTGGCATTACCAGCCTTTAGCATCTTGGGAGCCTCGGCAACCTTCTTGGTTACACCAGGCTTGGCCTTTTGCAATTTCTGGTACTGACTTGCCATCCACAACG